GAAGTCCGTGAAGTATATGACTCAGGCCGAGTGGATGGGTCACGTTTTGGTGGCGGAAGCCTCCGGAGGCCATAAACAAGTGAAAGCAGCGGATGGCACTCTTCAGATCGTATACAACAAGCCGAATATTGATTTAATAAAGGACATCGTCGATCGCCTGCACGGTAAGCCGAAGAACTCAATCGAGACTTCCGAAGCGGAGAAACCGAACCTGACGCAAGACGTGCTGAATATGGCCCGCGAACTTCACGAACAGATCGTAAAGCCGGCTTGAGTGTGGGATAGCGGATCATGTACACAACACGTCGAAAAGAGATTCTGGACAAATATCGCCTATCGCCTAAAGGCAAGGTCACTGAGGCCAAGTACAAAACCTCACCAAAAGGCGTCGCTGCCCGAGCCAAGGCCAATATTCGTCAAGAGGAGGCAACCAAGTTAATTTGGCGTATTCTGTATCGTCTTAAAACAATGTTGGGCTGTTGTCAATGCGGATATGCTAAATGTTCTGCTGCACTGTCCTTTCATCATTGCCGCGGGATTAAGAAGTTTGGTGTTACCTCCGGAAGACCGCACAGTTGGTTATCCATTCTAGGCGAGTTAGACAAATGTGATGTATTATGCTCCAATTGCCACATGGAATTGCATCACCTTAAGGGACGATCGTGAATAGTTTTGTCTCAGTACCCGAGATCACTACGCCGCAGATGCCTATAGAATATGTGGGCAATGGAATGCCGGCGATTCCTCTCACGCTTCAGGGGAATCTTGATTGGCGGGCCAAGACCCTATCTGCCTGCGATAAGGACCCTAAGATGGCGGCCGCATATAGACACTGGTGTTCCCAGGACATCCTGTTCTGGCTGGCCGGCTTCGCCTGGACGGAAAGCTTTTTCTTCACCGGACTTGATGGGATTACACGGACGCGCACGGACAAGAACTACCCGATGATTATCTGGCCTGCTCAGCAGGAGTTAGTCCTAGCCCTGCAGCGCGCCATCCATAACGGGGAGTCGTTACTAGTCGAGAAGAGTCGTGAGGTGGGCGCCAGTTGGTGTGTGTTGCTCGTATATATCCATGAATTTCTGTTCTCCAAAACCCCTCGGCAATTCAGTCTGCTCAGTCTGAAGGAGGGTGATGTTGATTCCACCAGCGGGGATATTTCAGATTATCCCTGGGGCATCATCAGCGACCCGTCCACCCTCTTAGGCAAAATTGACTACTGTATTCGTCGCCTCCCTGTCTTTATGATTCCGAAATGCCACCGCAAACGCTTACATTTGGTCAACCTGGAAACACGCTCCCGTATTGACGGCGGAGCCTCGGGTGCGTTTGCCCTAGCCAGCCAGCGGAGAGACAGCCTGTGCTTCGATGAATTTGCCAAGACGGAGAACGCCAAGACTATCTGGGAGGGCACCGCCGACGTGAGTCGTTGTAGAATTGTAATCAGTACGCCCATCGGTCTAGGCACCTTTTTCACCGAACTTCGAAACTCTGGCACGATCCCGGTCAGGGAACTTGGTTGGTGGATGCAACCGGACAAGTCGTTTGATTTGGAGGCGATCCGCCTTGCCGATGGCTCTTTTCAGTTAGTTTCAACCTGGTATCGTAATGAGTGTTCCCGGAGAACGGCGACGGATATTGCCCAAAATCTGGATATCAAGCACCTGGAGAGTGGGGCGACATTCTTTCCGTCGCTTCTGATGAAGACATATATCAAAAACACGTGCCATCCGGCGTTGTTGAGAGTACGAATCGACTTCCGGAACGACGTGGCCGACAGTCAGATTCCTGGCATCCTTGCGGTTCGGGATGTGTCCAAAGTGCGGGTAGTTGTGGACAAGTCCGGACCGTGGCGTCTCTGGTTCAATCCCCAAGCCACCCCCAACTACCCGGTATTGGGGGACGAACTTCAATACTCTCCGGCCATGAATGGTCATTTGATCTTTGGAATTGACGTCAGCTTCGGCACGGGTGCCAGCAACTCGGTTATCTCTGTGTTCCACAAACTGACCCGCTGCAAGGTAGCGGAATTTGCGGACGCCAACACGAGCGCCGCCATGTTAGCCAAACTGACCTGTGCTGCCGCATTGTGGTTCGGTCAATCGGTTCGACCGCTCATCATTCCAGAAGTAAACGGACTCGCGGGTTTCGACTATATGAGGCAACTCTCACGTGTATACAAATACTCGAACCTATACACCGAAAAACAGTTGAATATGAAAGTTGACAGGCCGTCTCAAACCCTTGGATTTCACAGTTCCAAACCCCGTAAGGCTGCCGTCCTCGGAAATCTGAAGAGGGCCTATGAGAAGGGAAACTTCACCAATCCCAGCAAGGAGGCTGTCGAAGAGGCATTGAACTACATCATTTTCGAGTCCGGCGCCATCGGCCCGGCGTGTTTGGTCCGGGAGTCGGCCGACGCAGCCGCCACGCACGGCGACCGTGTCATTGCGGACGCTCTGGCACTTTGGCCGGGCAATGAGCAAGAAGCATACCGGGAGGAGAAGCGACTCGCCAAGGAGGGGACGGAAGTCCCTAAGTTGGACCTGAATGCTGAGTACCCCTACGGGTCGCTCGGCTGGAGGATGAAGCACAAGGACACGGTATACCTCGACCGAAAAAAGGGCAAATCTCTCAATGACCTGAAGCCTGGAGAGCGGTTCAACATGGCGGATTACGTTTGACTCGGGAAAGGCTAGAATACTAAACCATGGCCGATTTCTTGGATCAAGTATCACCAGCAGACATCATTCGGCTTGCCGGGCGAGGCTATCACCGGTTTCGTCATAACCGGATTACTGCCCAGCTTACCATCAAATCCGCGGCCGGCCAGTACTACGCAAGAAGTGAAGGCCAATCCATGGCGATGCCCCTCGCCCTGAGTTTTAACGCCGCTCGCACCCTGCTGCCCAACTTAGTTCTCAGCTTCCCCCGGCACGTCATCGAGACACCATTCCTGGCCGCCCGTCAGTTTGCTGAGGACCTGAGCACCATGCTTAGCTACCAGGATCGGCACATGCGGATCGATGATCTGTACCGCCGGGTCATCATTGACGCGTTGCACTCACTCGGCATCATCAAGACCGGCATTGCCGCCGGCGGAACCGTCATCGAGATGGAGGGCGAAGAGGGTGTCACTGAAATCGACCCGGGCGATGTCTACAGCGAGCGTGTTTCCTTCTTTAACTTCGTAGCCGACCCCGACTCCCGAGAATATCTGTTCTCCGACGCCCGATTTATGGGCGACATTATCCGCCTTCCCCGTCAAGTATTACTTGACAATGATGCCTATGACCACGACATGGTGGAGGCCCTGAGCCACCCGGACCATACCCTCAAGCGTGAGGGGGCCGCCGGCATGAGTCAGGATCGTACCGACTTAGCCGAGAATGATGTCCTGGAGGACATTGTCGAAATTTGTGAACTATATATTCCGAGTGCCAACGCCATCGTCACCGTCCCAGGCGACTTTAAGAAGATGGATAAGTTCCTGCGGACCACGGATTACTATGGCCTCAAGAATAAGACCGGCCCATATACCTTTCTGTCCCTGACGATGCCCGTGTCGGATAACCCGCTCCCGACTCCGTTCTTCTCCGTACTGTTCGACTTGGAACAAAAAGCCAACCGCATGGAAGCCAAGATCATGGCCCAGGCGGAACGACAGAAGGACGTGACGCTGTACTCGCCGGACGCCGCTGACGAAGCGGCACTCGTGCGGGACGCGGCTGACGGTGACATTATCGCTTCCGCCGATCCGAACAACGTCCAAGTTAAATCGTTTGGTGGCCAGCAAAAGCCGAATGAGGAGCATCTAAGTATGCTCCTGTCCCAGTACAACATGCTGGCCGCGAACATTGAATCTCTGTCTGGCGTCAACTCTGCCGCCAAGTCAGCAACCGCCGCCAATCTCCTCCAGCAGAACGCCTCCATCGGTTTGAGCGACATGCAGAACGCAGTGTACATGATGGCGGCACAGGAAGCACGCCGCCGTGCCTGGTACGCCTTTAACGATCCGTTCTTGAACAAGACCATTGCCCGTCGGCAAATGAATCCTGGCAAGATGGTGATGGCTCCCGGAGGCGTTCCGCAATGGGTCACGCCGCCGACCGTCCAGGAAATTCAGGTCACGCTGACTCCCGAAGCCAAGACGGGCGACTTCATGGACCTGGTATTCAGCATCGAACCTGAATCAATGTCGAGAATGGACAGTAAGACCCGGCTCCAAAACAGCATGACCTTCGCCCAGCAGATTCTGCCGGCGGTGGCGGCTGCGGCTCAGATTTTCCAGGGACTTGGGGTCCCCTTCGACACCGTCGCCTTCTTGATGCAAATGTCTAAGAATCTGGGAATTACCTGGCTCGACCAGGTCGTGTACGCCCCGGAGGTTCAGCAGAAATCGGCCCTTGAATACAATGCCATCAAACAGGCCACCGGGGGCGACCTGCCGATCGGCTCCAATCCTCCCCCCAATCCCAGCCTGAACCCTGCCATGCTTCAGAACGGCCAGCCAGGCACTGTGGGGGCCCCGCAGCCGGGCCAAGGGATGCAACAACGTCAGGAGGCCCAAGGAGGAGCCCAAGATGCACAACGTGTGATTGGGTCTGCCGCCCGCCAATCACTCCGGCCTTCGCCCATGAAACCGGCCCTTGCTTCGTCCGGAGGGCTATAATACACCATGGCAGACGCAGGCAATGATTTCTCCCCGGAGCAAGACGCCCAGACGCTAACCGATGCGCACGGCATCATGCAGGACCCCAAGCGGCATAAGAAAGCACTTGGTCATATTGGCAAGAAGGTCAAGGCTGGTCAGGGGGCGATGGACGCCTTCAAGAAGAAAACCGGTAAGCGGATGGATGCTACCTTTGGCAAGAAAGGCGCTTCACCTTACGCCAAGGCCAGCGGCAATCAATCCACACCATTTACTGAGGCCGAAGCAGGCGATTGAGCCGGCTATAATACGTCATGGCATCTAACCCCAATAACAGGTCCCTGGAGTCTTCCAGACATCCGGCTAGCCACAGCGGAAGTTCCGGCATTGCAACCAAGAAAAGTAACGTGCCGCCGTGTCCATCGAAATTCGATGTGGGACAATCTGGTGGCAGAGCCGTGGCTAAAGAATGGATTCGGATTGGGGGATCAAGTAAGGCGAACGGCAATTCGATGTCTCAACAGGCTACCCCGCGTCGGACCTATCGGACCATCGGGAAAGGCAAAGGCTGCCCATGAGCAAGCGACTCGGAGAAGGTGTCAGCGGCAAGGATTATGGAATCCGCAAGGAGTCCCTTCCGGACAATAATCCCACACGATTTGCCGAACCGAGGAAGTACACCAAAGGCGATGCGTTCAGCGGTAAACTGCCTCGGCAGGCGAGTGTCAAGGGCGGATTTG